TTAGTGATAGAGATTTTAGTAGTTCCCGCACCTTTTTGGTTACCGAATAAGAATACTAATGATGAGTTTAACCAAATAGCCTCACCACCCTTAGCTTTGATTTTTGGTTGTCCAAAAGGATTGTCAGGTAATTCTACCCAAGGTTGGTTAACGATAACCAAACTGTTTGTGTAAGGTTTATCTGTTCTTCTTGAACCTGAAATACGTTGGTTGATACCCATACCTATTTTATCCGCAAGAACCGACGCATTGTGTTGTTTACCACCTTTACCGTCATAGGTCATCTTACAAGGAACTGAACCAACTGAATCCCAAAGGAATAATAAATCATAAGGAATATCACCTTTCTCTTGTGCGTCCATTAATTCATTGATATAATCTGTAATTTGTTCAATGTATTCGAAATCACTATTGAAAAGATATTCACCGTCTTTATCAAAACCCATTAACTCCGCGTGGTCCCAACTCCATTTTTGTTCAGTAATAATGAACACAGGAAGGATTCCTTTCTTTTGTGCATCTACCGCCGTTTTTACTAAAGCCGTCGTTTTACCTGTATCACTATGTCCTAATAACATATTAATGTGACCCATTGCAGGACCTGGAATACCAGTGGCTTCCAAGAAGGCGTCTCCTAAATCGAAGAAACGGTCAGCTTTGTATTCAGCCTCTTTCGAGAATTTCTTCTTGATTGCTGAAAAATCTGTTTTTTTAATACCTGCCATTGTTTTGTTTTTTAAAAGATGTTCCCGACAATAGTGTCGGGAACATATTATGAATTAATTAGAACGGTAATTCAGAATCCACATCATCATCTTCCTGTGGGTCTACCGTAGGTGTTGACGCCTTTGGTGCTGAGATTACTTCTTCTGCGGTTGAGTTAGAAACCCATTTGCTACTGTTTGAATCCCAACGTGGAACTTCACCTTTAGCAACCATTTCTAAATAATCTTCACCCTTTTTAGAGTAAACATCTGACCAAGTTAATTCATCTTCTAACCATGTTTTTGCAACATTAGAATCTGTGTGTAAAGGACTTGGATCATCATTTAATACAGAATTGATAACTGTATATTCTTTACCTGTTCCCGCTTTAGTTAACGCCAAAGAAAGGATTAAGTCACGACCATTTTCTGGACTAGTAACATCTCCTTTGTTACGGAAAATTGGGAAGATTTTGTCAATAACACCATCACCTTTATGGTTGTGTTTGAATCTCCAAAATTTAACACCGTCTTGTTCGTGGTCACGGTCAATTACCTTTACAATGTAGAATTTACGAGAACGATATGAACGAGCCAATTCCTTATCGGTATCGACACCGGTCATCATTAATCCTTCGTAAACTTCATGTAATGGAGAACGTTTACCTTCTTGTTTAGGGTCATATAATTTAACCCACTTACCATCCACTTGAACTTCGTGGAAGTATACCTCAACAAATGGTGAACTACCATCTTTTGTAGGTAAAATACGAATACGTCTTTCTTCACCCTTAGAACCTTTTGGTAATACGGTTGTGAAATAACGTTTTAATCTGTCCTCTGAGGACATCTTGTTGTTGTTGCCGCTTGCGGCGTTCTTGTTTTTCTCGTACTGAGCCAGTACTGCGTCGAATGTTGACATAATAATTGATTTAGGTTATAAAACTGTTATAAATAAAATATAGATAAAAAAACCCGAATTAAAAAATCCGGGTTAATTATTTTGTGAAGTATTTTTAAAAATTATTCCATTGTAAATAAGTAAGCATATTTGTTTACTTTTCCCAATATTTCATCTCTAAGATTTAATAAATCTGTATCTGATGGGTCTAATTGTTCGGTAAGTTGTACCAATGCTTGTCTTGTAGTGTTAACCAATCCTTTAATGTCAATTTCAGATAAATTACTCAATTGAATTGTTTTTGTTTCATCTTCTAATGTGAATCTACCGTACTTACCCATAGATTGTTCAACAAAGTCATCAATAAGTGGAGTTAAGTCGTCGTAAAAGTTACCAAATGCTTCGTGTCTCGCAATACCTTTGGTTTGCCAATGACAGATTTTCATTTGATTTTGTAACCCCAATAAAAAGTTTACATTAGAATCTAAATTCATCTTCTTGTTGGTCCGGATTAAATGATGTTTTTATTATATCGGTAGGATAGTTATTAACCTCATCTTTGGTTAGTACATATTCGTTCTTACCACTTGCTGCCATTTCACCTTGTTTGTGAGCAAAAAACTCTTGTGGTTTTTCATTAAATGGATATGAGTCTAAAGATCTCATTTCAAGTTTCTCTACACCAGTTTTTGGTTTTGATGCTTCAACTTTAGCACCTAACTCATCAATTTTAGCCATAACAGCATCCATTTGAGCAAGTTTTTGTTCTAAGTCACCCAATTTAGTGAACACGTCGTCCATTTTACCAATAACAGATGCGTTATCTGTTTTATTATTTTCTAAATCGTTTTTGATATTTTTAGTCATATTAACTAAATCTGTAATATCAATTTCTTCTGTGTCCATTCCATCTGCCGGTGGTAAATCTCCCGCCGGTGCGTCTAATGCCGGTTCTGCCGGTGGTAAATCTCCCGCCGGTGCATCCAACGCTGGATCGGCCGGTGGTAAATCATCCGCAGGAGCGTCAAGAGCCGGTGCGTCTTGTTCCATAATCATTTTAGTACCATATTTGTTAATGGCTCTGTAACGATTTAATTCTTCTTGTAATTTTTTCTCTAACATAGCTTTAGTCTTGTAATAGTTGTCTACCATCATTTGTGATATACTTTTTATTTATTCTTTCAACGATTCCGTCTTTTTCTCTAATTGTATAACATTCTCCAGTTACCAAATCACATTCCTCTCTTTCCATGCCGTCGTTAGATGTTCTTTTAGTCTGTTTAGGACTTAAAAATTGATCCATTGTGTTGTTTAATTTATTATTATCCATAATATTAAGTTATAAGTATAAATATCATTAATTTAGTTATTATCTTTCCCCAACCCAAAAATAAACCACATCCCCATTGAATAGACCTAAGGTGTCCATTAATTTAGATGACATCGCTATACCATATCCCTCCAAATTTGGTCCTTCATTAATCGGTCCATTTACCCTTATATTACCAATAGTACTATCCAATTGATAATCGGGAACTAAGGTGTATGGTGGTTTTTTAGTCTGTGGATTAAAGAATTCAGTTCGAGCATCAATTATCTTATCTGCCGGTATATTTGATGATACTTGAAATTTGGTTGAATAGAATTTCATATCACTATTCTTAATTGATGACCATTTAACCGATTTAGGATTAAGTGTATATTTTTTAGAATTTATTTTATTTAATAAACTCATTGTGGTATCGTCAGATATTTCATATATCTTATCCATACCCATTTTAACGACCACCGCTCTGAACCACTCTTTACCATCGTATGTTACTTTTTGTACATAAAGTTCATTGTTGTATCCATTATAAGGTACACCATATTTGGTAACTCCCGCACTTGGTACAATTTTTTCACCTTGTATGACTTTAGAACCCGGGTCGTATCTAAAGTTACCTTCAGGTGTTGAAATGGTTTGAGTTGTTTTGGTTTGTTTATCAATTGCTTTAGTTTTCGCAACCGCAGTATTCATAATCTTATCGAATAATGCTCTATAGTTCGCCATGAACGAATCTTTAGGATTAGGTAAAGATGCATATGGTATTCTTGTTCCTTTAAATGTTGTGGTTATATTGTTTCCTTTAATATTGTGAGATACTTCAGTAATCCAATATGAACCTTTAAAAATTGGTATATTTTTAAGATAGAAGAACATGGTTGGTTGTATCATTACATTACCCATCATTGTGACTTCACAACTATATGACGCCTGTCTATAATAGTCAAATAATGAAATGTCAACGTTATGTACTCCAGACCCTGATTCAGATCTTGCTAAGTTTTCTAAAACCACAAATGATTCTGATGTATTTCTTAATGTACTTTGGTCTAACTGTACCCCTTTGAATATCGATTGATTCTGATCACCGAAACTAACCTCAAACGCAACTACCTTATTAGATTTAGATAAATCCTCATCGGTAAATACTTTAGGTAGTGTGATTATCAATGGGTTATTATTAACATTAGAAATATTAAAACTATCATCGGCAAACTTATACTTCTTATTTTCAACTGCGGGATGTTTTGATACGGGTCCCGTAACATATTGTATAACAACCTTAGGTGAAGATTCTTGATAATCAACATCTAAGAAGGTTCCGAATATATTATCCGCCACTTTTTTGGATGGTGTTATTTTTGTTTTACTTGAAAAATTGGTTCCATAAAAATTAACATAAGCCGGTAATGCCCTCATATCAAATCCCGTTCCGGTTAGTAAATCGGAAATGACACCATATAAGTTAGACTTATCGTTTTTTTGGTCTCCGATATCTATGAACTTTGTGAGATTTAAATAATATTGATCACCAATGTCTTTGTTTGCCTTATCTAAAAATAAAAACTCCTCTAATAATAATCTTTGTCCAATAGAATTACCGGCAACCCATTTATCGTTGAACGA